GATTTCAAAGTAATTTAATTAACTCCCTCTCATTACCCCTCATACCTATTCTTAATTTTTAATTTACCCTTTCTCCTTAACGATTTCTAACCAAAATTCGATTCGATTTCTCGGAGTTGATCTTTCTCACCCTCCCATCGAGAAGTCCGTCCCATTTGGTCTGGCGAAGCCAGACCAAATATATCTCTTATTATTTTCCCAATTTTTAATTATGCGACTAAAATTGGCAACTTTGGTAAAGATATATATATAATATATATCTTTACCAATCTTATTAAAACCTGTCGTTTAATTAAATTTTGGGAAATTTATCATATGATTTTCATCTCATTTATAAAAACCATTAAGATCCACATTCATTCCCAAACATTTAAAATATGATCCTGCCCTATTTGTAATAAAAGCATCATTCTGTTCTAATAATCTTTTTACATCTCTAATTTGTTTATAACTTAATCCCGTCATCTTCGCTAAATCCGCATATGTAAAAGGCTGATTTTCTTCACATATTCTAACAGCTTCCCATACTTGCATTAATTGCGGAATCTTATTAAAATTCTTATGATTTTCATCTGCGATTCTTTGACATTCTCGCATCATATCAATAGAAATAGAATATTGATTTTCTAACCTCGCCCGTAAATATAAAATAATAAAATCTTCATCTTCATGAAATACAATAAATTCTCTTTCTACCAAAGATTCAATTACTTTATTTAAAGTTTCAATATTCTTTTTAGTAGGTTTAATTCCCACATATTTCAATAAGTCTTCGCGGCGGCCCCTATAAACTCCTTGAGATGACGCCGCAAGAGCAAGAAATACAAAGAACTCATATGCTTCAAAACTAAGACTTTCAATCGAAATAGGAATATCATTAATTTCATTATATATAGTTAAAGCACGAGTATCTTCAAATATTTGATAATATTTTTGCCCATCTTTTTCGCATCTAATTACATCAACATTATATTTCTTTTTTAAAGATGCAGCAGTTCGTGCAAAATTAGTTTTAAGACTGCTTTCTGAACATCCAAATAATTCACAAATCTATTTTGCAGTCATTAATTCTCTTATATCAGTAAATCTTCCCAATGCGGCGACCTCCGTTATAATACCCGCTTAAACGAGTCCTGCGCTTCTTCCATCTCAATCGTCACAGGATCTCCGAGATTTCCATTTTCAATATCAGGAACTTGATCTGCTGCCTCTCTGATGTAAGAAATACAATTTTCCAACCTTTTTATCGCAGTATCCGCACTATCAATAGAAAAAAGGCAAATTTTATCCATCAAAAATAATCCTGCAACGCCCTTATCGCCTCTATCTTCCAAAATATTTGTAACCATTTCCACGGTCTACTGCACCGCTTCTAAACTCATCATTGGAGTTCCGTATTCATCTGTTTTAATATAAAACATTAATACATCTCCAGCTTTTGGACTCAATTTTTGAATACTTGAGACAATTTCATTTTGATCAGTCGTTATAGATGTCATCTTCTCCGTCATCATCATAACTCCCTTCCCCATTATTTAATGTTTCATCATCTTCTTCCCAATTCCGTCTAAACATCATTTCAAGATCATCTACCGCTTTTTCAGTTACAGATTTTAAAGCCTTTTTATATCCAGGAATTGTTTTCATCATTTTTCGTCTTTCTGCCCTATTCATTTCAAATCATCCTCTTGAGCGGCGGTGCCGTTTGTCGGATCTTCTGATCGACTCTCCGTCGCTTTTTCCTTCTCTTCTTTAGTGACGTCAGGGATCACGATTTCCGCATCTATAATAGTAATCGGATCCTTTGGATATAATTCTTCTGTAAATGGCATCATTAGCTGTCTTTGTTGCCCTCTCCGCCATAGCACACTACACATTCCCATCTAATCAATGCCAACAACAGTAGGTTTGGCACAATATCCTCTTTCATCATGATACGGACATTGTGTCATTTTGCATGATACGATCATTTAATTACTTCAGGTTCAACTGGAGCTTCATCAACTGGCGGATCCAGTTCAACATGTTTTTTAGCCTCTCTTACCTTATCAATAAGAACCCCCCAGGCTGAATTACCCTCTTCATCTTTAAATTCGGCAATTCCAACAGCAGAATCAATCATTTCTACCATTTTTTCTGCGGATTCTTCACTTTTATCTTTTGGATAAACAACAGCAAATAAGTCATTCTCTAACATAGCCCTGACGTATTTCTGTTCCATTTCTTTATTCTTCTCTGCCATAATATAGCACTCCTTTATTATTTTATTTCTATTTACATTATACAATAATTTTTTCGTTTTGTCAATCACCGCACCTATAAAGCTTTTCCTCTATTGATTTTATAAAAAGTTTATGATATAATATTTATAGAAAATAAGGGAAGGAGTATCATAATAATGATGTTAAAAGGAATTGACGAAATTAATAAAGTTATTAATGAGTTCCTTGAACCTTTTGAACTCACCGCAGAGCTTGGAACTGATTTTGATTATTGTTTTCTTGAAGACAAAGTTCATTATGCTCTTATTGTTAGAGACACTTCTTCCAAATTATTCATGGAAAATGCGGAAGCGCGGTTTCCTGACGTTCATGCAGATGTGTTTTTATGGAGTCTGTTACATGAGGTCGGTCACAGCGAAACTCTTGACGATTTAGATGATGGAGTTGAAGAACTCTGTATAGAAATCAAGAGGGGATTAAATGAGCACACAGACTGGTCTATTGAACATCGTCATATGATTTATTTCAACTGCCCCGATGAAATGGCAGCAACCGATTGGGCAGGTGAATATATGATGGATCATGAAGATGAGATTGCTACTTTCTGGAATAAACTGCAACCTGTTATTAAAAGATTTTATGAATTGAATGAGGTAAAATAATATGGCATGGACAGTAGAAAGAATTACAGAACTGTGTGTAGAATATTGCGATAGATGTAACATTAAGTTTAATTCTCCTGTTGTTATTAATGGCAGATTAACCAGAACCCTTGGAAGATGTTTTTATGAAGGACATGGATCAGTTTGGAATCCTGTTAAGATTGAAATTTCGCGGCAGTTGCTTGAAACAGCTACAGACGAGTCCATTGAAGCTGTTATTGCTCATGAGTGCGCACATTATGTGAGCTGTGCCATTACCCATGAAAATCATGGTCATGATTCTACATTTCGTTTCTATTGTGAAAAGATTGGGACAACAAATGATACTGCGGTTTATTCTGATCTTGAACGCAAAAAGGAAACGAAGAAGTCTATAAATATACTGTTTATTGCTCTTGCTGCGGGAAATTTATTGCAGGCAAATCCCGTGCTTGTCGCATTACTAAAGAGCCTTGGAATTTTTTTAGTAAATGCTGTAATGCAGAAGTTGAGGTAAAACAGAATTGGTAATGTTTTACCTTTATTGATTTTATTAAAATTTTATAGTATAATATATATATAAGATAAAGAGAGAAGTAAAGAAAGGGGTCTGTTATGAAGAGATATACAACAGTTGAAGCGGCAGTTGTTCTGGTAGTTGAAAATCTGGAAGCTAATCACATTACTTGTAATACAGAGTGTATCCGTAACAGAGTTTATAGCTGGTATAGTCACTCTGATGTAACAGATCCTGAAATGCTCGCGGCGTGCGCCTTGATGGGAAAGGATTGGTATCCTGGAGCAACTTATCAGGACATGCTAGATGCTAAGGAACAGTGGTTTCCGCAGAATCCTTATGATGAAATTTCTATTTGGGAAATTGAAGCTGCACAGCATGATGCAATGTGGTGGTAAGAAGAAAGGTTGCGCTAAAGCGCAACTTTCTTCTATATAATTATCTTGGATATATAATATTAAAATTCTTTTGATATAAAGCTGCGGATCCGCAGCTTTATTTTTTTCAAAATTTTTATTATAATATATATGTAAGATAAAGAAAGGAAGTGTTAAACATGGAAAAAACAAAAGAATTTACTGTAACATTAAAAGCGCATATTTTTTTAACAGACGATGAAGCTACAGAATCTACTGTTCGTTATCTTTTAGAAGAAGATTTAAGAGATAAAGGATGGGATTGTGAAATTAATCTGGTAGAAGAGCAATAATCAAAAAGGAAGTGTAAATAAATATGGAAAAATTCTTTGTAGCTGATTCTTATAAAAATATGGAAATTATTGGAGAGCCTTTTAAGAACGAAAAAGGACGCCTCTATGTAAAGGTAAAAGGCGTGTGCCCTCGCTGCGGGGGCTCAGGGAATTATTCTTATAATCCGAAAGACGGAACTCGTTGCTTCGGTTGCAATGGAACTGGTATCGCTGTCCAGAAGGTTCGCGCTTACACCGAAAAAGAATATACTCGTATGCAGGCTGCAAATGAGCGTGCTCGCGCCAAGAGAGAAGCTGAAAAAGAAGCTAAGGCTCGTGATCTTGTTGAGAATGCCGCTAAGTATAAGCATGAAGTTGCTCTGAAACTTGGTTTTGGCGAAGATGAGAAGGCTTATCTTGTATATGGCGATGATACTTTTGCAATTAAGGATAAGCTGAAAGAGCTGGGCGCTCGCTTTGATCCCACTCTGAAATGGTTTTTCTCTAAGGAAGTTGAACTTCCTGAAGGATACAAGCTCTGTGCGATGAGTTTTGATGAACTCTATAACTACAATCCGCAGAGTAAATGGGCAGAGTTTAAAGAAGATGCTAAAGCTATTGTGTCGCGGCGGATGGCTGAGCTTAAAGGCCCGTCCACTTCTGTTTATTATCCTGGAGTTGAGAAAGAGCGGATCCGCAATATTACTGCTAAAGTAGATAGCATCCGTGGCTTTGAAGGTATGTATGGATATACTTCTGTATATACATTTACTTCTGGAGATTATGTTTTTGTTTGGATGACTTCTAAGTGTGATCTGGGTCTTACTGCCGGGGAGACTGTTGATCTTACTGGTACTATTAAGAAGTTTGATGAATATCTGGGGATTAAAATTACTTATTTAACCAGATGTGTTGTAAAGAAAGTAGAGGGATAATATGTTTTTTAATTGGGGAGCAGATGCGGCAAGGGGTAATGTAGAAAGACATGAACGACAGCTTGATAGGGCGGAATTGAAGTACATTATACAATCAATTGATGCAGCTTCCCGCCAAGGCTATACAGGAATTAAATGGAGAGGAGATATTCGTAGAACAAATATTCGTAAACTTAAAGAATATGGATATGAAGTTATACATACAACCTATTGCATTTATGAAATTAACTGGTAAGATGAACGGGAGATAAAGATCTCCCATTGATTTTTTTATAAAAATATGATATAATATATGTGAAAATAAAGAAAAAATAGAAAGAGAAAGCCAATGACATTTAATCATAAATTAGTAGATGAATTTTTAGAGGCGATTTTCCCTCTGCCAGAAGAATTTGGAGTTATCTGCTATGAAGACGAAAATTCTGAACCAGTAGATTTTTCATTCTTTCAAGAAGCGGTTTGGGATGTAGACCCTGATGCAACTGTATGTTTTGGTATGTCTAAAATAGTAATTATATCTCCAAATCTTGGAAATGTAGTTATTAAAATCCCTTTTAATGGTTATTATATGGAAAGTGATATAGACGGGAATTTAGAATGGAATCCATTTTGTTGGGCGGCTGGTTCTGATCATAAGGATTATTGTTTAACTGAATTTGAGAAATATAATAGACTTAAAACATATGGCTTAGATTGTTTTGTTGCAAAGGTTATGTTCTATAAAGAAATGTGCGGGGTTCGCATATTTTTACAAGAGCAAGTGACGCCTGAAAACGACTCTTATTGTACTCGTAGGCCGTCAAGAAAATCTCAAGATCTTGCGGATAAGTGGTATGATGAAGGCAAATTTTATATTGAACCTGAATGGATAGCAAATTGTCTTGATAAATATGGAAAATCTAAAGTTGAAAGGTTTTTATACTATTGTGCTAATATAGACCCCGATATTTTGGGAGATGTTCACAGTGGAAATTTTGGGTATCGCGGAGATGAAACTCCATGTATACTCGATTACTCAAATTACGGAGACTATTTATAAAGGAGAATTGAAATGGGATCTGAACGCGAAGTCGCATGCATTTACTATAAGTGGGAAGGCGAATGTGAAAAAGGCAGAGAAGGAACTTTTAGAAAGGCATGTCAGACTTGTAAGAAGTATAAAGCTAAAAAAGGAAACCTACCTGCCCGCAAGAATCTTAAAAGACAGAAGATAGAGAAAATTAAGGAGCGTGATATGGAGCAGATGATGCGAGATTATTAATCGCCATTTGTTTTTTATTTAAATTTTTGTTATAATATTTATAGAAAGATAAAGGAGGGTTAAACAAATGAGTAGAAGTCCATATTTCTTTGTTGAGCGACCTGATCGTAATACTGGTAAATATGAAATGCAGCACCCGATTGTGTGGAATTATAACCATACCAAGCAGGAACCCGCAGATCTATTTCCTTATAATGGATGTTACGATCTTTTCTCTATTGTAGAGAATAATAGTATTGGAAATGATTTTCCAACTATGAGAGGCATTCATGACGGTCTGCCTGAAAATGTTGCAACTGAGATCAAGGAAGCCTATGATCGCTGCTGCGATGAAACCGAATATGCAGGAGAAAAGCATCTTTATACTCCGACTGCGCATTGGTTTAGTTATGCGGATATGTATATTTACTGTCTTGAACATCCAGAAGTAATAGATTATGAAGCTATGGATGAAGCCTATTGTAATGAAGAAAAAGAAGATCCGCCTAAGAAAATTATGATGCCTACGCCGCTAAAATCTCTTATGAATCGCGTCGATGCGTTTCTTGAGGTTATGGATGGATGGGATTGGCGAGATGATTATAGCCAGATCCGTATTGTCTATTGGATTGAGTAAGGAGGATCATATGAGTTGGTATTGTATTCATGAAAAGACGTGGCCAGGGGCTCTTTATGAGCCTCCTGAAGCCTGGTGCGAGCTTGATGAAAATTGTGATTGCGAAGATTGCCCTCATAGATATTCACAAGAAGATTATGAAGATGATTGCGCAGACTATGAATACGAAAGATACAGAGACTCTTTTGATTTTTAACAAAAAATTTATTATAATATATATGTAAGATAAAGAAAGGAAAGGTAATAAACATGACGAATGAAGTATGGTATTGGGAATATCAGTTGAAGATCTGGGATGAAATTGATGAAAAGGAAGAAATACGTTCTGGAGTGGTTGCGGCAGATACTATTACCGAAGCTATGAAGGAAATTGAGGATTACTATGGTGATGAGGTCATGGAAGTCCAGATGCTGAAAGCTATTACTGATGGTGTGTTTGAGTTCCAGTATGTAATGGAAGATCCTAATTTCGATTTCGTTATCAGTAAGAAGGTTTAAAGGAGGGCATGATGACAAATATGAGTTATTATTTTTATATGGCAGAAGCTGAAGGTTTGCTGCCGACGCGGGCGGGGAAGATCAATGCTGTCATCAACGCCGTTAAAGAATATCCCCGCCCTGAGATTGAGTTTTCTGAGTTTGAGAAAATTCTTGAAAAATATGGGTTAAGATATGATGATTTATCTGATCGAGAGATTCGATATATCAATGCCAGCATTGGTTAAAGATGGCGACAAAGAGACCGCCGCTTGAAAAACTAAAAAAATTTTGATATAATAAGTATGTAAGATAAAGAAAGAACAAATTACAAAAACAAAAAAACACTTTAAGAGAAAAAGGAGATTTTCACTATGGAGAACACTGTAAAGAAAACTAAGGCTATGTATTTTGCAGAGCTTCGTGAGATGGTGCTGGCGGCTGTTGAGGATCAGGCGCAGCAGGATGAACTGGTTGAGTTCATTGATAAGCAGATTGAGACTCTTGAGAAGCGTAAGGTTGCTGCCGCTGAGCGTGCGGAAAAGAAGAAGGCTGAGTCTGATGCTATGACTGATGCCATTCTTGCTCAGATTGGTGATGAGCTGATCACCGTCGATGAGATCGTGGTTGCTCTGGACAGCGAGGAAGTTACTCGCAATAAGGTGACTGCTCGTCTTGGTAAGCTGGTGAAGGCTGGCACGATTGTTAAGGAAGCCGTCAAGGTTGATGGTAACAAGAGAATGGCTTATCGCCTTGCCACTGATGCCGATGCAGCAGATGCGGACGAAGAGTAATTCGTTGAATTAATACCAAGGGGAGATAAGTAATTATCTCCCCTTATTTGCGTAGGAGGATTATATGTTTTGTTTAAATTATTATCCTTCTCAAAAGTATTTGTAGGATGCAGAAGAATTTAGAATTAAATATCGACCTGCTGACCGCACATTAGAGAATTTTTTAGATGTATATAAAGATAAATCTATTGTAATTGATGTAACAGATGCTTTTGAAGAAGTAGATGCTAAATTATTAAAGGGATTATATGATAAATATAAGAATATAAAAATTATTCTTGATTTTAATAATAAGGATCATTTATCAAGAGTACAAGAAATTGGATTACCATTTTTCTTTGCAAATCCAGTTACTACTATTGACCAACTGCATGGGTTATTAACTTATAAACCTACTGATATGTATATATGTGAAGAATTAGGTTTTTTCCTTGATAAAATCAGTAGAATATTGCATGAAAATAATATAAGAGTTAGAGTTTTTCCAAATATTTGTCAGTCAAGTTTTACAGATACTCCAAGTATAAAGACATTTTTTATTAGACCAGAAGATGTTTCCATATATGCAACTTTTGTAGATGTATTTGAGTTGGTTGCAGATGAAAAGAGACAACAAGTATTATATAAAATTTATAAACAAGAGAAATGGTTTGGTAAGTTAAAAGATGTTATTCCTACTTTTAAGGGAGAACTTGATAGTAAATATCTATTAAATACTTTTGGAATGATTAGAAGCAAATGTGGCAAGCGGTGCTTATACAAGCCAGGAAGCTGCGCTATATGCGACCGATTTTCAGAACTTGCTAAAACCTTTGAGACAAATAAAATTGTGATACGAACAGCTAAGAAGAAAGATTGATTTTCTTAAAAATTTTTGATATAATATATATATCAAAAGAAAGGAAATAAAACATTATGAAGAATTATGAAGCAACAATAGCTCGATATAATAAAATAAAAGAAGACCTTTCTGAGTGGTTTAAGGAATATAACAAATTAACCAAAAATGGAAAAGTTTATGTTCATAGACATGATTTGGTTGCTACTTATAATTCTTTAATTAGACAATTTCATAATGCACAAATTAATCTTAATCAAATTGAAATGCGGAAGTTGAATAAGTAATGGGAAGTAGTTATTGTATCCATATGTAGGCTGGTGAATCTAATACTGAGTTTGAATGTGATATTGGAGCTCCTTATGACTGTGAAGAGTGCCCTTACCGCAAGACCGAGGATGAGGCGTTTGGAGAACGCGGAGATGCAGATTTTGAATTTTATATGGAGATGCATTAATGCTGACAGTATTCCAAATTAATGATATTATATTAAAACTATATGAACAATGGGAAGGCAAGTGGATGAATTCTGAACCTGTCTTTTATACTTCTGATTATATAGATATTATTTATTCTTCTTTGAAAGAAGGACAAAAAGTTATAAAAGAAGATATTCAGAAAATTGATGAATCTTTATATGATTATATCAAGATGAAAGGCACTTTAGTTGAAAAATAAAAAATTTTTGTTATAATATTTATAACAAAAACAAGAAGGAGAAAATAAAAATGGCAGCAAAAGGCACAGAAGCTAAAAAGATTATTATGAATAAGATCCTTGAAAGTTTCCCAAATAGTTTTCTTTATAACGATGGAAAGGAAATTCGTATTAACATTCAAGAGAATGGAGAAGTTGTACAAATTAAAGTTGCTTTGACTTGTGCTAAAGTAGCTGTTGAGGGCGGAGATGACACCATTCTTCCTGGTGAGAAAACTGCGGCAACCGCAGATGTAAAACCTGCAGGAACGAGTGAAAAGGTTCCTCAGGAGCCGACCGCAGAAGAGAAGGAAAGACTTACTACTTTGTTAAATAAGCTGGGGCTGTGAGGAGATAATTATGGGAGCGGGAGTTCATCTTTATCAAATGACCTGTTGGGAATCAGCAGGACGTTGGCATGTAAATGATGTTAAAAATCTTAGTGGACGTTCTGCTAAATGGTATACTCCTATGCGTATTTTAGGAGTTTCTGTTGAAGAATATGTTGATCTTTTATTAAATACATTTCATGCAGAAGGAATGTATTATTATGCTCCCACTGATTATTTAGCTTTTCATTTTTCAAAAGAAAAAGATGCAAAAGCATTTTGTTCGTATGTAAATAAGGTTGCGCGACGTAGCAATTATTGCTGTGCATAATATATACTTGGAAGTTGAGCGGTGTCCCTCTTCAATCATAAATGGGAGTTGAGGGCCGGTAGGTATTATTCAGATTTGAGGCGCTCAATATAATCTGTTTTAGATACCGAACAAAAGGCTAAAGTAGGGTCTACCAAACCAGGGCCTTGCATCTAAAAACTGTTAGGGTAGACATTTAAGCTCCTCTAGTCTAATGGAAAAAACGCGGCGCTACGGACGCTGAGTTGGGGGTTCGAATCCCTCGGGGAGTGCCATTTGGTGCATTAGCTCAATGGTGAGAGCGACGGCCGTTGACACTGGTTCGACTCCAGTATGCACTACCATTTTTCTTATTCTTAATAAGGAGTAGATATGATGTATCAGGTTCCTCATGAAGAGTTTTACACACTCTATGATGCTTCAGTTGATAAAATCATTAATTATTTTTATTCAAAAAATGAATTAATAAAATTTATTGCTAGCTGGTATTATACTGAGGAATGGACAGATGATTTTCTTAAGCATCATAAAAGTCTAAGTAATTCTTTTATTGAGCAGTGTACTTGTGATATGAATGAATTATTCAAAAGTAGTTGGGATCAGCATTACAGATGTTATATTCTTTATGATAATTTTGATAGAATTATTAATGTTCATGATTTTGAATCGGATGCTTTAAAGTTATATCAAAATTGGGAAGCAGAAGGTAAGACTAATACATATAGCTGGTCATCTTTTGCATGGAGATGGCGGAGACGCCATTCAAAATCTCGCAAGTATGAGTTCTTGAGAAGAATGGATTTTAATTATAGATATAGGAAAGATCCAGTTCCTCATACACGAAAGTGGCGAGGTGGTCCGAGTCAGTCACCGCCGCATACCGCAAAAATTATGCGTATGTATGCAAACCCTGATTATAAATATTTTAATCGTGGCTCAACAAAAGAAATTCCACAGTGGTGGGATGAACGTTATAGAAGAACTCAAAGGTCTTGGAAGGAGCAATCAAAAGCAAGACATCAATGGCAAAGAGGGAAGGTCTAATTTAAGAAATTCCCTCTTGATTTTTTTAAAAAAATATGATATAATTATTATGTAATAAAGATAAGGAAAGAAAAACAAGGCAGTGGGAGGGTTCTTATATGGCAGAGATTATGATTGATGCGCTGGATCTGGATGAAGATATGGAGTTCGATCAGGAAAATGAGGTAAACACTGGTAATGCTGATGTTGTTATTACCAGTTCTGTGAAAATGTATCTGCGTGAGATTGGTCAGTATAATCTTCTGTCAAGAGAAGAAGAAATCAAACTGGCGGAAGCCGCAGCTAATGGAAGCCAGAAAGCCAAAGATGATTTGGTAAATCACAACCTGCGTCTTGTTGTTTCTATTGCTAAGCGTTATATGGGTCGTGGGCTTACTCTCTTGGATCTCATCCAGGAAGGTAATATGGGTCTGATTAAAGCAGTTGATAAGTATAATGTAAGTAAGGGATTTAAGTTTTCTACTTATGCTACTTATTGGATTAAACAGGCTATTTCTCGTGCGGTGATGGATCAGGCTCGTAATATTCGTATTCCTGTTCATATTATTGAACTTATGAGCAATATTAAGAAGTTTGAGCATGATTTTCAACAGGCTCATGGGCGTGAACCTAAGGACACTGAAGTTGCGGCTGCTCTTAATATTGAAGTTAAAAAGGTCAAAGAAGCACATGCCTGGATGAAAGATACTACTTCTCTTGATATTATGGTTGGTGATGATGAAGATACTACAGTTGGCTCTTTTATTGAAGATGAGTCTGTAGTTCCTGCTTTTGCGGCAATCGAGGAAAATGATCGCACTACTGCGATTAGAAATATTCTTGATACTTTGAATGATCGTGAAAAGATGGTTATTGTACGGCGGTTTGGTATTGGTCTTGATAGAGCTGAGACTCTTGATGAGATTGGTAAGGAGCTTGGACTTAGTAGAGAACGTATTCGTCAGATCGAAGCAGCTGCGCTTAGAAAGCTGCGGAATCCTCGTCGTGCCAATCTACTTAAAGAATTTTTTTAAAAATCTTTGGGCAGAGTTGTTTAAAAAGATTTGCATACTTTTTAATAAGAATAGACTTCCAGAGGAATTTATTGATTTTCTTATAAAATTTTGATATAATATATATGTAAGATAAAGAGAGAAGAAAAACAATGGTTCCTTAAAGAAGTCAGGAACGCCTTATGGAGGGTGGGCCAAGCGCCACCCTCCATAAGGAAGATTGAAAAGTTGATTTTATAAAAAATTTTTGATATAATATATATGTAAAGTTAATAAAGACAGCAAAACTGCAAAATTTTAGATATTCTTAATACAAGAACAACTTTTGAATGAAAATCGCCTTTAAAAAGGCTCCAGAAAGCGCTGAAGTTTATTGTGGTTCTAATTTGGTAAGCCACCTACGGGTTTTAGAAAAGGAACTTGCTGTCTTGTAAAACTTTTTAAGGAGCAAAAAAGCATGACTAAGTAGGATTATCTTTATGAGAAACAAAAATATAATGATTTTTGTGAAAAAGCAATTTCGTAGACATTGACAAAAATTCAAAAAAATTTTGACAATAAAGATATTGATTTTGAATCTTATTGTATAAATCAGGTTGAAGAAACTTTTGAGAGTATGTTTTTACATAGTCTAAATTTTATCACTGATGTATATAAAATTGATACAGATTGGGTAGAAATTTCTGAAAATGCTATTTTAGAGTTAACTTTTTCAAAAGATGGTAAGAATTTTAAGAATAGAGTTTATGAGCATTATTCTGATTATTTAAATAATCACGATAAAAATATATTTTTAAATGCAATTGATAAAATTTTAAATACAGAGTCTCGTTATATTTTTAATCATGCATTGGCTCAAGAGGTTGGTCCTCAAGCAATTGAATGTGAAATTATTGGTGATAATGCTTGTGACGAGTGCTTAGATCATTTGGGCGGAGGAAGAATTAATCCAGCTTTATTAACAGATATTCCTCCATATCATCCAAATTGTGAATGTAATATAGTTTATTATTTACCAGTATCTAATTCAGAAGAGTCTGAATAAAACGGTGCCAGATAGCTCAGTTGGTGGTAGCAATCGCCTGTCATTCTTTAGTATAAAGAATATATTTTTTATTAATCAGAAGGAATAATTTTTATGAATGGTTAGGCAGTAACAAAACACAGAAGAAAAAGAAGAATAGAATTAATTAAAATTATGGGAGGAAAATGCGCTATATGCGGTTATAATAAATGTGATGCTGCATTATAGTTACATCATTTAGATCCTTCTCAAAAAGAGTATAATTTATCTTCAGGAAATTGTAAATCTATTGAAGAAGATATAAATGAAGCTAAAAAATGTATTTTAGTATGTGCAAATTGTCATAGAGAAATTCATAATGGATTTTATGATAATTTAAAATTAAAATCATCTTTTAATCAAGATGTAGCAGATTAGGTTTTATAGGAATATAAAAATGTAAAACAAAAAACATTTACTTATTGTAAAACTTGTGGGAGGATTATTACTCCTGGAGCAATATATTGCGAAGATTGTTATAAAAAGATTATTAGAAATAATAGTCATAAGTCAGAAATAACAAGAGAGTAGTTAAAACAAAAAATTAGGACTATGCCTTTTGTTCAAATAGGAAAATAGTATGGAGTAACAGACAATGCAATAAGAAAATGGTGTGATACATATAATTTGCCTAGAACAAAAAAAGAAATCAATTATTATTCTGATGATTAGTGGAAAAAGATTTAAGGGCAGTACTTAAAAGAATGTTAATCAGAGGGTCGTGGGTTCGAGTCCCACTCTGGCAGCCATCGAGTTGATTTACCTCAGCCAATGTAAATCTAAGCTGATGAAATACAGCCGCGAGCACTATCGGGGGAGTTAAGCAGTAGTAGTCAGGTAAAAATCTTGGTGCCTGATAAAAGTCAAGTATCTTTGAAAGTAGTAAAGGTGAAACTTTTGTCGCATCCCAGACAGAGTGGGAGTAGGATGCTGGTGGGCATCCGAGCAGGGCTAAAGTAGTGGCACACACCCATCATATAGGTTCCTGTGGCGGAATTGGCATACGCGTCTGACTTAGGATCAGGATTTTGAGGGTTCGAGTCCCTCCAGGAATACCATTCAACCCAGCTAAGCTCGAAATGACGAGATATAACTGGCTAGGATGAAGCCTAGCGGTCTAATGTAGACGACGTTGCAGGGAAACCAGTTTGGGTGAGGTTTGGTGTATTCCAAAAAGATATAAAAAACACCATCGTGGGGAGCATTGGGTTCATGGCCAATGAGATTAAGACGCTCCTACGTCGGCCACTATTTTTAATCTATAGGAGGAGATAAAAAATGGAAGTAAATTTAAGAATGGAATCAAAGCATAAACGCAAATAGGATTTAGTAAAAATTTTAGGTGGAAAATGCCAATTATGCGGCTTTGATGCTTTTTTAGAAGGGTTGGAATTTCACCATGAAAACCCTGATGAAAAATAGTTTCAAATTTCAACCGCAATAAAAAACGGTAGAAATTTAAAAGATTGTTTAAAAGAAGTTAAAAAATGTTATTTATTGTGTGCAAATTGCCATCGAGGAATCCACGCGGGATATTATAAAAATCCTACTGAACATATTTTTAATGAAGAATTGGCTTCTGAATTATTATATGTTACAACCAATTTTAAAGGAAATTTGCCAAGTTCTTCTATTTGTCCACAATGTGGTGAAAGAAAAAGTAGAGGAGCAAAATTATGTAAAAAATGTGCTGGTGAATTAACTAGAAAATGTGAGCATCCTTCAAGGGAAGAGCTTAAACAACTAATTCGTCATTAGACTTTTACTGATATAGGTAGACAATTTTAGGTAAATCGAGAAAGTGTGCGAAAATGGTGTAAAAAAGAAAATTTGCCAGATACTAAACAAGTTATTAACTCTTATTCTGATGAGGAATGGGAATTAATATAATATATAAAGCGTTAACATGGATTCTCACTCAACTACAACCGACCGTCCAAATATCGAAGCATAGTTTCTTAGCAGCCCTCTTCGAGGCACGGGTATGTTGCTTTGTGGCAAACGCTATATAAGAAGGCAAAGTGAGTGACGTCGGGCCAGAGACGTAAAACCTGTCCCAATTCCTCCAGTTTGCCAGAGTTCGCCGCGGAGGTAAACCTAAACTGGCATTATATGGCTGCGTAGCATAGTTGGTTTAATGCGCCTGACTGTCTATCAGGAGATCGTGGGTTCGAATCCCACCGTAGTCGCCATTCGGTCGCATAGAGGACCTGAAGCCCTATGGTTCTGTTCCAGGAACTGAAATTGGAAGGGATAGGAGAGATTGCTGAGCATTGCATTTCCTCACTCCGCTCAACCAAAAGGAGTAAATAAAGATGTCTATGAAATGCCAGTTTGAGAAGATGGTAGGGTAGCTGTCAAACTCACTTATTAGATTGCAAGTTATGGTTCTTGAATCTAATTTAAAAACCAATGCGCTGTTATGGCACAGCGCCATATCCCATCGAGGAGAAATTAAATGAGGCGGGCTGGCATATCCCAAGTTCGCAATAATATGCCTTTAATATGCTCCGTTAGGCAAGTGGTCTAAGCCGTCGGCCTTTCACGCCGGAGACGGGAGTTCAATTCTCCCACGGAGTACCACGTCTCTTCGTCTAGTGGCTAAGGATCTCGGTTTCTCAGACCGAGGACGTGAGTTCGAATCTCACAGAGATGATTTGATATTTTTAAAAAAATTTGATATAATATATATGTAAGATAAAGACAGAAACAGCAAAAACTTAAAGAATAAGCGTTAAATTGGGGATTTAAAGGTGCTATATTTAAGCTGTCTTGTAGATGTTTTTGGCCCCATAGTCAAGTGGTTTAAGATAGCTGACTCTAAATCAGCAGACGTCGGTTCAAATCCGACTGGGGTTATTACTTTAGAGATCCACTTAACCGTCTTACTTTCTTATTTGATATTTAATAAAATTTTTGATATAATATATATGTAAGATAAAGAAAGACGATTGCAGCAATTATTTTAGGAAGATTTAAATATTAATTAAAACAACTTAAAGTCGTCTTGAAATTTTATATAGCGGGGTGGAGCAGTCTGGTAGCTCATCAGGTTCATATCCTGAAGGTCGAGGGTTCAAATCCCTCCCACCGCAATCAAGCAATTGTATATACAGCACTAACATATACAACTGCTTAGAAGTTTGTTTTTCTGCTTTTGTTCTTAAAAACAAAGAGAGTGACTTGGATGTTCAAGAAGAATGTTCCCGTGCTTTCGGTGATAGCGGTCGTTAGTGAGTTCATGTCCTGAATGAACGATCCCCCCGCGAGGAGTGCAAAAAGATAGAGGGTGCAAATATCTATCGTACTACTATACTCGTGAGTAGTTTTCCCTTATATCCTGAGTGACATGCTTTTCAGTGAATAGTTCAAAGTAAAAAGAATACTCAGTTTTTATATAAACTGCGGTTTATATAATCAAAGATATAAGCCGCATCATGCTCCTGTCCGCTAAAGGTAGGCGAAGTGACCTGTAATCACTCAATTTCAGTTCAATTCTGAACGGGAGCTTTGTAGGTGGGCGTGCTGAAATTGGCGAAACAGAGTGGACTTAAAATCCACTACATTAGAAACGTTGTGGGTTCGAATCCCACCGCCCATATCATCGAGAATAAAAGTTCTCACGTCATGTTTAATCTTTTCTTTTTAAAAGGAGTTGGAGTTTAACTCCAACTCCTATTTTGGTGTAGTTGGTGTAATGG